CTTTATATGAAAGGCGTTGAAATGCGTTTGCGAGCCAACAAGTCAGGTATCGCACAAAGTCTTAGTGCTGAAGATAAAGCATTTTTACAGCGTAAGGGTCAAGAAGAAAGACAAGAACAAATACTCCGTGACAGAATAGAATTTGAAAAGAAATCAAATGCTGAAAAAGCACAATTTGCCATTGAACAAGGTATTACAGTATTTGAAGCACTAGGTAAAGAAAACAAAAAAGCATTTGAAATAGCCAAAGCATTCAACATTGCTCAGGCCATAATGAATACCTACATGGGTGCCACCAAAGCCCTAGCAACTTATCCGCCACCATTTAACTTTATAGCGGCAGCGGCAGTAGTAGCCAGTGGTTTAGCACAGGTAGCACAAATTAGAAGTCAAACTTATTCAGGTAGACAGTTAGGTGGACCTGTTATGAGTGGTCAAAGTTATGTGGTTGGTGAAAATGGTCCTGAATTGTTTACACCAACAACAAATGGTTCAATTACACCTAACAGAAACGTAGGCAACGGTGAACCTGTTACTGTAAACTTTAACATACAGGCAGTTGACGCTGAAGGCTTTGATGATTTATTATTACAACGTAGAGGACTTATCACTACTATTATCAATGACGCTGTAAGTGATAGAGGACAAAGGAGTACAATATAATGGCCGGTACATATCCAGTATTTCCAACATTTCAAACTGTGTCATTCAAAATAAACACACCTACTCTTAGTACAGAAACACTAAGTGGCAAACGTAGACGTGTAGGTATGGGTCACAGTTTTTATACATTTGGTGCCAAATACAATAATATTACAAATTATAATTTTGGTCCAATAGCAGGTTTCTTGGCAGCACAATACGGCAGTTTGGAAAATTTCCAAATTGTATTGCCAGACATAAGTTTTACAAAATCTGCCACACAAACTACAAACACAGTTACCACAACTGCTAACGCCAGCAAAGGCGATAACACTGTAGCACCAACTGGAACATCAGCAGGTGAAACACTGTTATTAGCAGGTGATTTCTTTAAATTCAACAATCATAGTAAAGTCTATATGTGTACAAGTGATTTTGAACATGGCGATACCACACTGTATTTTTCAGGCAGTTTAGTAGAAGATGTGCCCAGCGGTACACAATTAACTATTACTAATGTGCCATTTACAGTTATATTGGATTCTGACGTACAAGAATATCAAGTAGGGATAGGTGGTGTAAGCACAATGAGCGTGGATTTTAGAGAAGTTTGGTAATATGAAAACATACCCAAATACCACAAGAGACGAATTTTTTAGAGACAAGTACATTGCTGTAGATCTAGTCGAACTCTACATCAATGACGAAAATGATTCTCCAAATTACCAATATTATTCTAGTGGTGGTTTTGATATTGATTACAACAGCAATACCTATACCGCTCAAGGTGATTTTATTGGTTTCTCGACTGTGAGTGAAGAATTTGATGTTAGAGTAGGTAAGTTTACAATTTACCTTAGTGCTCTAGGTAGTGGTATGGTAGATAATTTTCTTAACAGAGATGTTGAAGGTAGACGTGTGGTAATACGCAGAGCATTTTTAGATTTTGATCCTATGAGTCTTGATATTATAGACACACCAATTATTATATTTGAAGGACAAATTCACAACATTGCTATTACTGAGTCAAGCAATTCAGCCAGTATCCAAATAGATTGTAGTACACTGTTTGCCGACTTTGAACGTACAGCCAGTAGAAGAACCAATAATGGTAGCAATCACCTATTCCAAGGTACTACATATGATACAAGCATGGAGAAATCAGGCTTTGTAGGCAACTCCGAATTTCTATGGGGGAGAAAATCATAATGATAGCCAGGAAAATGCTACCACAAGAAATAGACAGCACAATTACACTCTGTGAATATTACAGAGATGAAGCGGCTCAAACATTACCAGAAATAGATCAAGATTGGGATCATAACTCAGTAATAGAAACAATAAAAAATTATTGTAGCCATTACGAATATACTTGGATTAATTTATATGAAGGCACAAGACCAGTTGGACTAATTGCTGGTTGTATTACTGCCAATCCTTGGAACTTACAAAAATTAAACGGCCACATAGATTTGATTTATGTGTTGGAATCACACAGAAGCCTAGACTCATTTCGTACACTGATTACAGAATTTACAGAATGGGCTAAATTGTGTGGTTGTGAAAAATTAACAGCAGGTGATATTGGCATTGATCCTGAAAGAACAGAAGCACTTTATAAATCGCATGGATTTACAAAAGGCGTATGGATGACTAAGGAGATATAATGTCAGGTGTTGTTAGGGCAATAAAAAAGGTAGTCAAAGCAGTAGCAAAAGTAGTCAGTGGTGTTGTTAAAGCCATTGGTAAAGTAGTTAGTGCTGTTATCAATTTTGTTGCTTCACCATTTATGAGTCTGTTTGGTGTTCCAGATGGTGCCCAAGCAGAAGCAGATAGACAAGAAGGTGTATTAGTACAGACTGAAGGTTCTAATATCAATGTTCCTGTAGTCTATGGCTATAGAAAAGTTGGTGGCACTGTAACATACGCTGAAACAGGTTCAAATGACAACAAATATCTTTGGGTAGCCTATGTGTTTGCTGAAGGTAAAGTAGAAGGTTTACACGAAGTATTCATAGACGATTATCAATTACCAGGTTCAGTAGTTTCACAAATGAACATTGAAGGTAGACAGGTAAACGTAACAGATTCTGACAACAAATATAATGGTAGAGTAGTATTACAGTTTTACAAAGGACAATACTATTCAAATCCAAGAACAAGTCCTGTGGGTGCTGCCAGTTTATGTTCGGCGGCTCCAAGTTGGAAGACCAGTAATGTGTACAATGGGCTTTGTGTGATATTTGCTAGATATGAATGGAAAAAACAAGAAACACAAGAAGACGCAGATAACAATCCTTTCTCAGGTTCAATACCTAAACTACAAATTAGCCTATTAGGCAAAAGAGTAGCCAGTCTGTTAACTACCAGTAGCCAATTTAATTCAGGTCTTGGTGGTTATGAAGATGGCATGGTAAGTTATGAAGGCACTGGTTATCAAGAACGTTATTCAAGTAACCCAGCAGAACATTTATTAGATTATCTTAGAAATCCGCGTTTTGGTAAAGGCATGAAAAATGCGGAAATTGATATAGACAGTTTTCAAAAGGCAGCGGCAAAATGTAATCAACAGGTGACTTATGTTACAGGTATTACAGGTCCAATTATGACTAACCATTATGTGTTAGACACAGGCCAAACACTGTTTAACAATACGAGAATTTTGCTCAGTAATTTTAGAGCATATTTGCCATATGTACAAGGAAAGTACAAACTTAAAATTGAAGACGCAGGTAATGAAACTGACATTACCTCTGGTGTTGCTACTATTGTAAAAACACTAAACAAAGACAACATTGTAGGAGATATAACCTACACTGGTATTGAACGTGGATCAAAGTATAACCACGTAACTGTAAATTATGTTGATCCGGATCAAAAGTTTTCCGTTCAACAGGTAGTATTCCCAGAAGAAGAATCAGTAAGACAAAACTTTATTGCTCTAGACGGCAATAGAGAAAACAAAACAGAAGTAACAATGTCTGGTTGTACAAACTACGCAATGGCAAAAGACTTTGCCAGATTGATATTCAATAAATCAAGATATCAAGATAGTTGTAGTTTGACAGCAGATAGTTCAGCCCTTGAATTAGAACCAGGTGATAATATCTACATAGACAGTACCATATTGAGTTTTGGTACAGATCCAAACGCAGGCGCCATACCTTGGCGTATTGTTAGTTGGAAACTGAACAATGATCATACTGTAGAATTAGGATGTGTTAGAAATCCTGACTTCATTTATCCGCATACAAGAGTAGGCGAGATAGATATTGTGATACCACCTTATATACCTAAGGGTGCTCAAATTGAGTATCCAGGACCCGGCAGAGAATTTCCAATTGGTTTAGTACCACCAACCACAAGTACCAGTGGAGATGGATCAGATCAAACAGATCCTAATGACACTAACGAAGGCGGTGGTAATGGTGATCCTAACGACACCACAGATAATGGCGGTACAAACGATAACAC